TAAAGTTGATAAGTAGGGGGGAGTATTAAATCACTGTAAGTTTTTCTCACAGAGAATGAATCTACTGTGGTGCTTGCTGTCACTGCTGTTACGTCAATCTCGTCATAGAGGAAAGAAGTAGTGCCGTTATAAATCCAAATACTGATAATACTAGCTACAGATGTGGCTTTAGACTTAACTATAATGCTGTCTACTCGTTTACCGTTTGTTGATGTAGGAGTAAGCTGCACCAAACCTGTTGTACCTGTAATATTGGCACGAGAAGTGATTGCTGTAGCCGAAGTAAGGGTAGCAATACCGATCACAGGGGATGCGGGAAAGATTGGTTGAATATTTGCTGCCATAGTTTAAAAACCTCCGAAATTATTATTTGCGTAAAGAGTGCCAACTGGTGATCCCCCGATGGGGAGCCAATTCACAGTGTCATTGGATGGGTCTGTAGTAGAACTGCTTGATGGTGTTTTCTTCCTAAATGCAAGAGAGTTGGCAGGACTAATCACTGTTACACCCTGCGCGTAGGTGTTCCCGCTTACCCAAAGGGTCACTCCTGCACTGGACAAAGCAGCTTCAGCAGCATTGGCCGCGATTAATGCCTGTGCCGTAGCTGTGTTCGCATCTACATCAGCAGACACGGCATTAGCACTCACTTCAGATGCTACTGTGTTAATTTCTGTACCAAATGTAGGAAGCGCGCCTAGAAAACTGTCCGCTGTAGAAGTGAATGTTGAGCTATCCATACTCCTATTTGGAGGAGTTGGTAGCGGAGTTACTTGTGCAACCATATTATGTGAGTCCTTCTAATGTAATTGAAACTACAGAACAATCGTAATAAGAAATATCAATACTAAAATCTTTATAGAATCCGTAAACAAGTGTTGAACCGAATCTAGAACTTCCAATATATAATGTTGGTATAGCCCTTCTTTCAGACAACAAATTGTAAACATAGTCTAAATCTGTGTTATTGATGAAAATATTAAAATCTGTTCTTCTGTTAAAAGCTCTCTGGACAATGTTAAAATTACCAAAGTCATCAGTGCTCTTAATCGAATAATCTTGAATACCTAGTTTAGCGCCATGCTCTACGCCCAACCCTTCACTAGAAATGTCGGTAGTTTGCCCAAATATACAACCGCCGCAACCTGCTGTACCTCCTGTATTACTTACAATCACTTCAATTTGGACATTGGAATATTTAGGTAAATCATAAAATACAATATCTGTCTTCCGTCTGATTGGGGTAAAGAAATAAGTGTACCAATCAGTAATACCAGAACTGGATGTTAGTGTTTGTGTTTGGTCATACAATATCCCATCTACAGGATGTGTTACCTTTACTCTAACCGATTGAGCACTTAAATTAAGAAATGCAACAGTATCTACAATAGACGAAAAAGTAACTACAGCATCAATTGTATTAGAGTTTGTTGTCTGACTTTGAACGCTTTGATCGAACATCTTCCAACGATTTGTACTTCCTGTATTAATCCAATTTGTCCCGTCATCTGTAGAAGGATTTTTGTTATAATTCAAAGAAGCTTTAGCTGTATGCGTGCCAGATTGAGTGCCAGTTGTATTGATCGCTGCACCACCAGGAGTTGCAGAAAGGTTGAAAGTATTTGCTGTAGGAGCAAGAATGTAGTATACTGTTCCTGCTACAATACCTGTAGGCAGAGCACCCGTAGTGGATGCTTGCCAAGGTGTGTTTGCCACTTGTCCATGTCCTGTCATTGTTACAACAGCCGGGGAGGCAATAGTTATGGTTACTGTACTTGTCACTCCAAGTTTAGATTGGAATGTACGATGGCTATTTGTTGCGTCATACTGTACAATATCCCCAAGAACATATACTGTGCTAGCACTCCACGCTGTTGCACTGGTAGCACTCACGTTACTTGAGACTAATGCACTGTCCACAACAGTTTGAGGACTTACTATTTTAATTTTATATCTCCTTGAAAGAAGGGGGCAAAAGCCCCCATTCCATTACACTTCTCGTGTGGCAGGTAATCCGTCTTGATCCCAACGACGATCAATCTGTAACATCTCTCTCAGATATCCAACTACTGCAATATCTCCAGAAACAATTGCTTGCTTCAAGTCTTCAATGGAAGCTTTCAGAGAGTTAATATCTTGAGAAGAACCACTACTTGCACTATCTGCTTGGCGAGAGAGGTTTGCATTGTCGGCAGCGGTCATAACTCGCTCGCCTTTGTGAAGCTCTGCAATATAACCGTCGAACGGAACATAACCTAAACCGGATGCATGGCTACCATCTACGTATGCTCCATTGCGCATGAAGTCCCAGACAGTGTTTTCCCAGAAGAACGGATTAGACTCAGAACCACCTGTACCAGAGCCAATAGGGTTGACGTACATACTACCAAGACCACCACCGCCATTGCTAGGAATACTACCACTACTACCTGTTCCACTATAAGTAGGGCTAGGATTACCACCTACACTACCTCCCGCACCTACCGCAGCATTAACAGCAGCATTGAAATTAGCAATAGCAGATGTAACAGAAAGAACAGCAGTTTGAATTCCATTTAATGCATCAATTTGTAATTGAGCCGCATCAATAACCTTATCCAACTTGGCTATTTCGTCATTGTGATGACTTTCAGCAGCAGATAATTGAGCATCTGTAGAATTTTGAATTGCTGTAATTGTATCATTCAAACGTTCAACTGTCAATTCTGCAAAACTCTTGCTAATAGTGGTTTCATTAACTAAGCCAGAAATTAAATTGGCTGTCTTAGCTTGATCCAAAGCATACTCTTCAAATGTTGCGAAGAACTGCTTAGAGTCACCAGAAACATTTCCAAGGGCATCATTTAATCCAGAGGCTTTAGATAAGTCTGTTCCACGAATAGATGCCAAATAAGTTTGAGCAGAAACACGGCGAGCTTTGTCTAGTGCCACAGATTCAACTTTTGTACTAACCAAAGCATTCTGCAAGCTGCTTAAAATACCAGACAAAGTATTGACAGTTTGTTTAGCAGTATCTAATTCAGCTTGAGCAGCATTTTTACGTGCCTCTCCTACTGCCTTAATAAATGCTACTTCTTGGTTGTACCTATCATTCTCCATAGCCTTCTGTACATCAACAGATTTCTTCAGTCTGTTGAAAGAAGCATCTACACCTTTCATAGCAGCTTCAAAAGCAGCTTTCTGTGCCTCTTCAGCAGCTTCAGCAGCGTCTTTAGCAGCCTGTGCAGCAGAATCAGCAGCATCAGCCACTTGGGCAAATGCAGGAGCTAAGTCTAGTAAATCATTGAACAGTTTTGCACCAGCTTCAGAAGTAAGGTCAAGTCCGTTGACAATATTTTTGAATTGCTCTTTAGTTGTTACACCAGCTAATCCGAGAGATGTCAATGCTTCATTAACTGCTTTCTTCACAGGAGCTATTTTCTCAGCATCCGTTAAGAAATCAGAAGCATAAGCTGTAACTTTAGAGCCAAGTTTATCAATACCACCAGCTAAATCAATCAGACGTTCACGAGCTTTATCCGATGCCAGCCCTACACTACCAAATGCTTGCTCTCCAGTTTTACCCAGAATCTCAACAATTTGATTTGTGATTTTGAAAGTTGCGGACAATCTTTCCAAAGTTTGAGAAGCAGTTTCACCCTGTCTTGCAAAGTCAGATATGTTAGGAATCAGCTTTGTAACAAACTCATCACCTAAATCTGTGAAGAATTTTGTTACAGCTTCTTGATTCTTTTGTGCATCAGTTCCAAATGCAATATCAAATTGTTTTGTGAAGCCATCTAATGCAGAAGTACCAACACCAACATCTTTAGCAAAATATCCTACTGTAGATTTCAGTTGGTTAAAGCTACTGGTTAATGTATTTTGAATATCTGAAGTAATAGCAGATGTCTCTGTTCCCTTTTTATCGCTCCTGAACAAACCACCCTTTTGAATCCAATTAGCATAGTTTTCACCAGTTGCTGCATCACCACTTAAAGTTCCGCGAATACCTTGCGACTGAATCTCTTTAGCTTTGTGTCCAAACAAACGATTAACAGAACCACCAATCAATCCACCAATTAAAGCCCCTAGTGGCCCACCAACAACAGCACCAACAATAGTACTAATGTTTACAGCACTATTCCCAGAGCTACCTAATGCAGAATAACCACCAGAGATTGCACGCCCACCATAAATTCCACCGGCAATCCCTGCTACAGCACTACCAGCAGTACCAATACCATTAGCAAGAGAAGTATTTGCAATACCAGAAGTTGCCTCTCCTGTGTAGAAGCCAGAGTTAGGGCCAAGAAGGTTTAGTCCACTCTGAGCTACATTAGAAATTGAAGAGGCTAGCCCATCAAAACCACCGCTAATAGCTTTGTAAATATTGTTAGCAGCAGATGCCAAACTAATTGCACTTGAACCAGAAGAACTTCCAGCCATCTTACCAGCCGTTTCAGACAAGCTTGAGAAACCAAGCGTACCGGCTGTACTTGCAACAAGATTAAGAAGGATAGGTTTTGCAAACTCTTTTTTAATATAATCAAAGATTGTCTTTTTAAACATGTCTTTGATAGAGTTAGTTAAGGATTTCCAAATGCTTAATCCTTGATCGCGGGAACGTTCAAAACCTTCGATAGTTGCATCAACAATTTGATTAGCTGTTTTCTTCCAGTCTTCTAACTCGATGTTGTGAGTTTTGAGAATGGTTGTCCTGTCAATCTGTGCAATAGCATTGACAGAAGATATCTTTGCTTTCTCATAAGCATCAATAGCCTTCTCGTCCCCTGTACCAGCAGCAGACTCAGCCTGTGCTAAATTGGAGGCAATAATCCTCTTAGCAGAATTTGCTTTAATTTCTACTTTCTTTTTCTCAGTATCAGCGAAAATCAGCAAGCTATCTGCCTGTGCTTTTTCTTCATCTTCCGCAGACTGTTGACCAATCTTAGTGATATTGACCAAAGCCTTTGCAGCAGTTTCGTATGCAGCACTAGCAATATATGCAGCTTGAGCACCTTTAGTAATTGCATCTGTAAATTCTTCTTGTGCAACTTTTCCTTTGGCTAAATCAAGTGCTGTGAATTTTGCTTTACTACCATATTCAGACATTGCTTCAGCTTGAGCCATCAGAGCATCAGCACGGCCACCCGCAGACTTAGTTTCAGACTCAAGCTTAATTCTGTATTCGATAGCTTTGTTTATGAGTTCAGCAGCCGCAGCTTGTTCTACGAAAGCATCACGTTGCTCTACAGTTAGCTTGATAAAGTCCGCAGCTTTGTTTGCTTGACGCTCTAAGTTGCCCTTGCGGTCTGTATCACCTTTTGCAAAAGCTTCTTGTGCTGCTTTTTCTCCTGCAATGATACCTTGTGTTTTAAAACCAAGCTCTGTAAAGATTTTTGCACGTTCTTCATAATCCTTCTTCTCATCAGCATTCTTTGCAAGGATAAGTTCTTGTGCTGCAATTTTATCAGAAGCATACTTACCTTCTTCCTGATTAACTTTGATACGAGCTTGTTGTGTATCAGCAGCAATCTTCTCACCAGCTAGATAAGACTTAATTAAAGCATCCCCACGAGCTTGATAACCAGCGGCTAACAGTTTTAGCTGTCGTTGTTCTTCTTCAAGGAAAGTTAATTGCTTCTGTGCTGCTTTATCAGCTTCAGGATTGAATGTTTGACTACCAGCACGCTCCCTTGCTTCCAACTCCGCGCCAAGAGTTTGAGCACGAATCATGGACTGCTGAAAGGCCGAACCTTTCCGAATTCTTTCCATGTCTTCTAGAGCTTTTCTATCTGCTTCTGCCGCATCTGTTTTAGCAGCGTTTAAAAGCTTCTGTGCTATTGTGACTTGTTTAAGAGCTTTCTCAAGTGCTACCGCGTTCTTCAGGTCTTCTCCCTCCCTACCTGTACCGGAACTGGAGCTTAGTCTTGAGACATCTCTTTGTGCATCATTTAAGGCTTTCTGGGCCGCATCAACAGAAGAGTTGTTGATATCTTTTTGCTTTTCAAGTGCAAGTCTCTTGTTAGCCTCAGTTTGAGCATCTGTTAAAGTAATACCTTTACTGATTTGCTCATTCACTAGTTCAATACGAGTAGCTTCCTCAGACAAAGATTTTAAAAAGTCTGTGTTGTAGTCAACAGCAGCTTGACGTTTCGATTCTGCTAATTTTGTAGTATTATCGGTAGCGTCTTTGGCGTGCAACGAGTATAATGCGAAAACAGCAGTTGCAGCAGCTAATGCTGCCCCAATTCCGGGGATAACTCTTGTCAGAGCCAACATACTTGTAGTAGTAGTGGCTGTTGCAACCCCCATAGCACTCATGCCAACAGCAGCAGTTTGAGTAGCGCCACCTAATGTAAGTACGGCCATACCAACCGCTTCAATTGCAGGAATCATGGTTGTGAATAACGCACCACCAGCGACAATGGCTTTGTAAGTTAAAAACAACTCAACTAACATTGTCAACGGGCCAATGTTTTCTGCAATCGCTTTTGCAACAGAGACAAACCCTCGTGCCACATTTTCAACAGCCGTTTTAAATTCTTGAGATGCAAATCCATCCCTTAATATACGAGAAACACGTTGTACATCCGGCTCAATAACTTTGAAAGCATCACCTAAAGAAGTTTTTAGAGAGTTGGCAGTTGCTTTGAATAAGTTCTCTGTGGATAGTGCCTGTTGAGATGCCGCAATAACAGCAGCCCCGGCTGAATCTTGCACTTGTGCCTGAATTTCCTCAAGACGATTCTTGTACTTCAATGTACCATCAGCTAAACGTTCTTGGCTTTCTGCCGCCGTATTGTACAAAGAGATTAATGCTTGGATATCTCTAAGAGAACGTTCACCAAACTGCGCCGTGATTAACTCCTTCTGGGAGTTTAAATCAAATTTATTCAACGCCTTGGCATAACCTTCAATCGCAGGAACAATTTCCTTAACTTTACCGTTTGTATCTTGGAAGGAAAAACCTAAAGCATCTACTGCCTTCTTTGCTTTCTCTGTTTCTGCACGAGCATTAGCATAAAAGTTAGTAATAGCAGTACCAGCAGCCGTGTTTTTAATACCTAACTGTGCTAATGCAGCAGATTGTGTTAAGATGTCTTCAAATGAAGCGCCATATAATTTATTAACTACGGAAGCTCTTTTAACTGTCTCCGCAATACTATCAACAGATGCCAAAGAGATATTAGCTGTCTTCTGAATAGCATCGGCAAGATAGTCATATTCTGCTGATGTAGCACCTACCGCAGTCCCGATAGTGACGAGAGCTTCCGCAGATTTCTCAATAGTAGTACCACCAGATGTTGCTAGATTCAAAGCTGCACCAATAGCTGTGACAGCTTGTTTAGCAGATAAACCGGCTAATGTCAATGTCTCTAGTGCTTTAGCAACTTCTTGAGGGCCATAAATACCTTGACCTAGATCAGAAATGGTCTTTCCTAACAGAGCTACTTCTTCAATAGTAGATTCAGTACGGACACGGATGTTCTCCAAAGTGCTTTGTACATCTACACCAACCGTCACTATAGCCTTCAGAGAAGCGCCAATAGCCGCACCAGCGGCAAGGGGGATTACATTACCATAAGTTAACCACAAAGCTCCTAGAGAGCCAGATAAGCCTCTGGCAGCAGCATGTGCGTCATTCATTGCAGCAGTGTTATGCACAATAGTTACGGTAGACTGGTTGACAGCACCCGAACCTTGTTGTAATCTACCATTCAGCGAAGTGATTTCACGTTGAAGGTTCGTAACAGAGGTTGTCAAGGATTTCAGTGCTGCGTCAGATGCTTGTGTAGAACGATTCACAACGGAGAGGGCATCTGTCATTGCTTTAGTGGAAGATGCTCCCGCAGCGAATTGTTTAACCATCTTGTCAACAGCATCGACAAGGTTTTGTACTTTTTTTTCTGTGTTCGCAGCAGCAGTGCCAAGAGAATTCAATTGATTTGTTGTCTGTTGAATTCCTTCTGACTTCACTTTTACGTTAAGAGATGCAATATCCATACTTTATTTCTTTCTAAAGGATCGTAACATATTCATTAAAGCTAGTGCTTTTCGTTTCTCAGCTTCTTCGTCAATTTCATCCTCGTTATACA